CTGCTTCAGAAGACCAACCACTGTATTTGTAGTCTTGGAATATTTGTACGTCTTTAGGTTTCTCACCAATGTTCTGATCCATTAATGTGTTGTTCACAATATAGTCACAAGCGATATTATGAAGTTGTGGATCTCTATCTTCTCTTCTTGTCATGTGATCAAATACACAATGCAAGATTTCATGTGCAATAACAAATTCAATTTCTTTACTAGACATCTTGCTGAAAAACTCTGTGTTGTAGTATAGGTGTCTACCATCAGTTGCGGCAGTTGGACACCACTCATCACATTCTTTAATTACTAATCTTGTTGCCATGTTGCCAAAGAAAGGATGTCTTAAAAGCAATCCAACTCTTGCAACAACAATCTTGTCTAAAACTTCGGGTCTTAGTCTTTCAATTTGTTCTGGTGTTAATTGTTCTGTTTCTTGTTCCATTATTTGTGCGGTCATATTATTATTATACATTCTTTTGGTAGTTGAGTCAAGCATTTTTTGGTAATAGGGCACCTCGAAAAGTGCCCTATTCTAAACACTATTAGTTGGTGCTTTGAGCGGCTGTAATATATTTGCCGAACTTTTCGTGGAATTCATCAAAGCATTTGACCTTATCAGGATCAATAGGTAATTGATACTGAGTTAATGCCAACTTAATACCCATAACAACAAGTTCTGTATCAAAGTTGTCCATCATAAATCTAAGGAATTTGTCTACTTTCGTATCAAACTTCTTATCTTTTTTGTCATTTGCTTCTTTGAGTTCATAACATAATGAAACCGTAAGTGAGTACATTGCTGATATTTCTTTAGATTTCATTTCTGTTATTTTGCCATCTAATATTTCAGATGGATTAGGTAACTCAGATGCTACCTTTCTATGGGCCATGAACTTGACTGCAAGTCCTTCACCCACTGCACCGCTGACTAGGTCAGTCACAGTGTTTTCATCAAGGTCGTCTGAAAGCAATTCGCTCACAAAAGACCAGGATCTTGGCGTAGCAAAAGAACGACTTGGTGATTTCGGATCAAAGTCATACAAGTCCTTCTTGCTAAAAGTCAGATAACCTACAACATCTTTATGGATGTTATTGTTTACTGCCCACTCTAACCAGTCATCAAACTCTGGTTTCATCTCTAAGTGGATAAATCTGTTTGCCAACGGAGCAGGCATTCTATATACAACACCTTTGTCAGCCTCTCTATTACCTGCCGCTACAATCAATACGTTATCAGGTAATGTGTAAGTACCTACTTTTCTGTTTAAGATAAGTTGATAAGCCGCCGCCTGTACACTAGGTGCCGCTGAATTCATCTCATCTAAAAACAATACAATGTTTTTATGTTTTTTAGCCAATGCTGATGTAGGCAATTCTGAAGGTTGTGCCCATACCATATTGTTTTCTTTTGAATTGAAATATGGAATACCTTTAATATCTGTAGGCTCCCATAAACTTAATCTGATATCAATCACCTTTGCTTCAATGTTTTTAGCAATTTGGTGAACTACTTCAGATTTACCAATACCAGGGCCTCCCCATAAAAATATTGGTCTTTTAATCTTTAGTGCGTGTAATATACTCGCCTTTGCTTTATTAGGCGAAAGTTGTCTAGTAGTAAGTCCAGACTCTTGTGTGCTTTTCTTAGGCATTGTTTTGTACTCCTTAATAAATTGTTGTTATAGTTTAATAATATATTCTAGTACCAAAAAAGTCAACCAGAAAGATTGGGTAAAAACGTCAATGATTATGCGGGTGATTTAGCCTGTGGATAACTATTCCACAGTTTCTATGCGAGAAATTGCCTTATTCAGACCGTATTTTCTAATATCTCCTGAAAATAGCATCAGTTCCATAGCCTTCTTTTCATTGGTTACAATTACACCATCGTCTGCTAGGTAGTATGGACAGTCAATATATTTGTCTAAGAATATAATGGTTTGAGTGGTAAGGTTGAAATCGTTTGGAAAAGGCACATCATAAGTTTGCACCTGTAATTTTTCTTTTACAAATGTGATACCATCATCAGTAAGTCTTAAACCACCACTTGCTTTGCTTCTACTATTTTTCCACCATAAAGGCATATACTCTTTTAGAGTGTTTTCACCAATTGAAATGTTGGCTTGTTTTAGGAATATTTTAGTGTAGGTTTCTTTCCAATTCATTTTTCACTGACAGTTTCACCCTGTGTCAATTTGACCACCGTGAACTCTTCAGTGTTGAATAGTGTGTTCAATTTTTTGGCTAGATTGAAGGCGTGTCCAGGGTTTGAAAAACTAACCTTTTTGTATTTAGGTCCTGGGTAGTTATTAAGCAAATTAGCGGACTTAAGGTTAAATGCTTTACCTTGATAAAACACTGCCCATATGCCTTCAGCCGCTAGGATCTGTTCAGACTTGTAGTCTTTCTTGTTTGTGTACTCCAAAAGTACTGTTGGTTTAGGTCTACTCATACGTTTCTTATATATGAGTATTTATCAGTTTTTAGGTTGTATTATAACTTACCGCCGTCTACTTGCACTTCTACGGAGTCCTGTTCCGTTGATTTACGGCTCATTAGTGCTTCATAATCGCCTGTTAAACGGGCAAGTATTGTGGCAAGTGCATAAGTGAGTTGCTTGGCTTGTTGGATAGGAATACGCACTTCTTTTTGATTGCTCATATCAGCACCTTTCACTTGCTGTATGAATTGTTGTAAACTGCTGGTGTTAATCGGTTCGTTTGTTTGCATTGGCTAACTCCGTTTTCATTTCTAATATAGTTCTAAAAGGACCTTTGAAAGGGTATCTTTCAAGTGTTAATAGTTTAGGGCAATAACTTCTTACCCAGCCTTTTTCAAATTTAATAATGTAGTATCCTGCACAATATAAACTCTTGGACTTTTTACTTTTGTTAAAAAGAGGTAATTTTCTCTTTACATCAAATACCATATTGAATGGTTTAAATTTACTAGGATAATCATACACATCATTATCAGTGTTTTCTTCTTCTATTGCAGGTGCACTTAAAGTTGTACCCCAAAACCAATCTCCTGTAAAACTTTGTTCTAATTGAGATTGATTATCGTACAGTCTAGTTCCTTGTTCACAACTGAACATATAACGTCTATCTTCTTGTTTACAAATAGTTCCTATTTTTTCACCATTTGATTCTAATATCCAAAACCTATTTTCTAATATAGGTTTAGCATATAATTTTAATCTAGTCATGCTGTTACCTCTGGTTTATATTTGGCATTTAATGGTTCCGCATAACTCTGCGGATACTCTGCTATTTTCTGTAGATCCCATTTTGCACAAAATTTAATTAATTTTAAACCGACTTGTTCTACTGTCTTTGTGTTTGCACTTCCAATAGTTTCTTTGATCAATGTTTTAATTTCTTCTGGTTGTGCAGACAAATCACAAAGTGTAACATTTCTTTGATAGTCGTCTATCACTCTGTGTTCAAAACCTTCGTGGTCTACCCAACGTTGCAACATCATATTGTTCCAACTATAACCTTTTGAATCTCTATCAGCAAAGGCTTCCTGTAATCCAACCTTAGTCTTAGTTCCTTTTGTACGCACACCTGGATATGCTGAAAATACATTGTCTGAACTATCACCTCTCATACACTTTTCAAATAAAAGCCATTGTGGATTTGGAGCAGGCTTTTCTTCGCCAGTCTTTTTGTCTTTAACTCTATTTCCTTTTGCATCAAAGTAACCTTCATGAGTAATCATTACTTCTTGAACACCATTATATTGTGCAACATTTGGAGCAATCAATTGGGCAAAGTCACCATCTGTGCTTATTATAAAGTGATTATCGTTAGGATGTGCTTGAACCCAACCTGCAATTAAATCATCTGCTTCTAATTGCTCATGTCTTAATACGGTGCAATTAGTTTTTTCATCAATAAAGTTTTTAAAGTTATCAAATGTTTCCCAAAACACTTCGTCCTCTTCAACCTCTTTTTCTGTTCTAGCATCTCTGGCATTTTTTCTGTTTCTTTTGTAAGGTTCATAAAAGTCTTTACGCCAACTTCTACCTTCCAAACAGAATACAACGTGATCTCCTTTGAAATCCTGCCATACTTTTCTAATGCTGTTAAAGGTGATATGCAACGCCATACCTATCTTGCTGTCTAGATCGCTCTGTATAGCGAACTTGGATCTAAAGAAAGTGTTTGCAGTATCAACCAAAATATAGTTCATCAATCAATATCAATCCTTACTATGTGTTTTCTTAGTTCTTTTACAAAGAACTCCAACTTATCAATCATCGAAATCAAGTCTTTATCAGTAATATAACGACTTCTTTCTTTTAATCTATCATATTCTTTTAATGATATTTGCACCATTGGAGAAAGATCTCTACTGGCTTCATTTTCCATTGTTGCATCTAGTCCTCTTTGTTTTTCATCTGAGTCCGTCATTTTATCTCCTTAACTTATTTCTGACTTGTCTTTACCAATATCTTTGACATTGATATATCCAGCACCTCTTGTTGGATCAAGTCCTTCTTCTTTAAGAATGTTACTTGCAATAGTTTTAAACCATCCATCAACAATCTGTTCATTTGTTTCGCCTTTGTAGCCTGCATCTAAAAGTTTTTCAATAAATTCATTGTTCCAATCTAGTTCAAAGAATCCATTTCTTATGTTATCTTCATTTATTTTTGTATCCAACACAGCCACCCACGGCTCGCCATTTTTAGTTGCTTCTTCTTTTTCTTTCATCAAAGCCTCTAATTTAGCACTTGGAGTTTCTTTAGTTTCTTCTTTATTGAAGATCCCTTTTACTTTTTTAATCACGTCCATTATTTTTTCTCCATTTCATTTTATTAATTTCCTCAAGTCCCCCAGGCGTTTCCGAATATGTCGACATGGAGTCTTGGAGTATATCTCCATCCTCTTGCCATTGCCAATTCTGCGACCTTTTTTGTGTTGAGTTTGTATTCTTCTGATCTTCCTCCCAGTGGCATGATATAAACGGGAACGTCGATTCCCGCTTGATTGTATTCGGCAACTGCTCTAGTAACTTCATCAACATCGGTTGAATCAGCAACCACAAATTTAAAATACATTTTACTGTTAGGAATCCTATAATAAGAAAGAGCAATTTCAGGTTTGATAGCAGTGT